CCGATCCGCCGTGCGATCTTCCTAGATCATATGTCGGAGCTGTACGCCAAGAATCCGCGGCCGCTTGACTACTTCTCGCCGCGGGATGATGCCGATCCGGCCGATGATGACGCGATCGCGGGCATGCTGGCCGATTGGCGCGAGGCGCGGCAGAACGGCACCACCGCGTACGTCCCGTGGGCCCTCGAGTACAACACCGTTGACGTACCGTCTCCGGCTGATCTGCAGCTGCTCGAGCAGACGAAGCGGGCAACCCTCGAGATCGCCAACGTGGCTGGACTTGATCCGGAAGATCTCGGCGTGTCCACCACCTCGCGCACGTACCAAAACGCCATCGACCGGCGCCAAGATCGCATAAACGAGACGCTGAGCGTATTCATGCAAACGATCGGCCAGCGGCTCACGATGCCTGATGTCACGGCGCGCGGCCACGTGGTGCGCTTCGATCTCAGCGAGTACTTGCGCGCGGATCCGGCCACCCGGGCGAACGTCTACGCAACATTGATCACCAATGGTGTGCTGGATCCGGAAGAGGCGCGCACCGCGGAGGGATGGCCGGCCGGCGCGCCCGGACGGCCGGCGGCCGCACCGGCGGGTGGACCTGACAACGTGCGACCGATCCGCCCGGGTGTGGCGGCCAGCGGCCAGGCATCGGCGACTTTCGACGGTGCCGGCGGCCGGCACTTCGACGTGCCGCTCCGGCACTTTGCGGTGGACGTGCAGCGGCGCACGATCGAGGGCGTGGCGGTGCCCTACGGGGAGACAGCCACGAAGTGGTGGCGAACGTACGAGTTCGCTCCCGGTGCGCTGCAGCTGGCCGGCGCTACGCCAGAGTTGTGGCGGCGTAACAAGATGCTGCGTGATCACGACTACTCGCAAGCGCTCGGCGTACTGGTCTTCCATGAGGATCGCCCGGATGGTGTGTTCGCGCGGTACCGGATCGCGGCCGGCCCTGAGGGTGACCGCGCGTTGGCGCTCGCCGCGGATGGTGTGCTCGATGGCCTATCGGTGGGCGTCGATTGGGATGAGACGAAGGATGAGCGGCCACACCCGACCAAACCGGGCGTGACGCTGGTCATGCGCGCCGATTGGCGAGAAACCTCGCTCACGGCGATGCCGTCGTTCGATAGTGCTCGCGTAACCAGGGTGGCCGCGAGCGACACGAGAGGAAACGCTATGGATCCGTGCACCACGTGCGGACACGTGCACGCGCAGGGTACGCCGTGCGTGCAGGTTCCCGCTCCCGTATCTGCGCCACCGGCGGCGCCGGCACCAGCGGCGCCGGCCGCGATGAACTTCGGGCCCGCGGCCGGTGGCCTGCAGTTCGCGCTACCGACCGATCCCGGCCAGCTTGCGCAGTTGCTGCAGCTGCTCGCCGCTGCTCCGCACCAGCAACCGGCGCCGGTGGCCGGTGTGGTCGACGCGACGGCGCACGCGCTGCCCGGCGCGCCGGCTGGCGGTGGTGGCGCCGCGCTGGTGCGGGAGCCGGCGGCGTACCGCTTCGACCGGCGCGGCAACCTGTTGCGCGGTTCGCACGACTTCTCGACCGACGTATTCATGGCCATCGGTGGCAGCGAGGCGCACATGGGCGCCACCGCGGAGGATCGGGCGGCCGCGCACCGGCGGGCGGTGGATTTCATCGCGCAACAGTTCGTGATCACCACGGACGTGGATGAGCTGAACCCGGTTGCGCAGCGGCCGGACATGTACGTCGATCAGCGCACATTCCGCTACCCGGTGTGGGAAGTGATCAACAAGGGGACGCTGAGCGAGATTACGCCGTTCATGTTCCCGAAGTTCTCCAGCGCGGGCACGCTGGTGGCCAACCACGTGGAAGGGACGGAGCCGGCGCTCGGCACGTTCGTGACCACCTCGCAGACGGTGACACCGACCGCGGTCTCCGGCAAGGTAAAGCTGACGCGGGAGACGTTCGATCAGGGCGGTAACCCTCAAGTTTCCTCGCTGATCTGGCGCCAGATGCTCAAGGCGTACTACGAAGCGTTGGAAGCGTTCGCGGTGGCCACGCTCGAGGCGGCCGCTCCCACGTCAATCACGTTCACCACCGCGGGTGGTACGACGGGTCAGACCCTCGCCAAGGAAACGGATCTGGCGTTCGCGGCGCTGCAGTACGTCCGCGGCGGCTTCACCATGGATGCCATGTTCGCGCAGATCGACTTGTACCAGGCATACGCGGGTGCGCGCGACGGATCCGGCCGGCCGCTGTACCCGAAACTGGGGCCCACGAACGCCAACGGCACGGTGCGAGATCGTTCGGGTGCGATCGATCTCGGCGGCGTGATCGCCTACCCGGCGTGGGCGCTCGCTGCTACCGGTGTGGTGGCCGCAAACTCGTACCTCTTCGACTCCGACTCGGTACACGGGTGGGCGTCCGCTCCGCAGCGCATCGACATCGACCGCACCGAAGTGGCCAACGTCTACATTGGACTATGGGGATACAAGGCGGCCGCGATCTCCGATATCAACGGCGTGCGCCGCGTGATCTACGATCCGGTCTAGTCCGCTGACCTGCACAAACGGGCTAAGCAACTTCTCTTACGACGTGATGAAAGTAGGCGTGATGGCACCAGCGGACAGCAAGAGCAGCACCACCGCCAAGGCGGCGCCGGCCGATCCGGCGCCGGCCAGCACGGTGACCGCGGGCGTGGGCCCGTCCAACGATGAGGTTGAGCTCCGGGCCCGGATGGCGGAGCTCGATCAGGAAAACCGCCACCTCCGGGCGCAGCTCGCCGATGCTGGCGTGCGCATCCCGGAGAAAGTGGAGCAGACGTTCGCCATGTCGGAGGGTGTGCGGCAGGATCTCATCCTGTTGCGCCACCGGGTCGACGCTGGCGAGCTCAAAGAAGAAGACGCGAAGGTAGCCGATCCGGTCACGTCAAAGGTGTACACGCTGGCCGATCTACCGAAGGACGCTAACCCGTACCCGGGTATCGGCGACGGCAAGTAGCGGAAAGGGGTAGCCGTGGGCGTGGTGGTGGTTCGAGTGGCCGGCCGCTCGCTGGTCGGTGATCTGTGGCAGTTCCGTGCGCTGGTAACGGATCTGGACGGTGACGCGACCGACGCTGAGGTTCCCACGATCACGGTTACTCCGCCATCCGGTGCGGCGGCGCACCCGTCAGTGACCAATGTAGACAGTGGCCTGTCTCAGTTCGTCTACACACCGACGCTTCCCGGCCAATACACGGTAACCGCGGCCACCGCGTCATACGGTCTAGCGGCCTACGCGGCATGGGCGGACGCGCTGCTCACGGTGGCCGGGTTCCCGGTGCTCGCCGATGTTCAGGAGTACCTGGAGGACTATTCGTGGTCGGACGCGGAGATAGCCAACGCGCTCAACGCGGAGGCGGCCGCGCAGCGCGCCCGGTTGCGTCCGTCGGCAGTGTTCGGCACTGACTTGCGGGAGGCGCTGCTCCGGCGGGTGCAACGCAACCTCGCGATGCGGCGGCTTCCGCTGGCCACACCGCAAGGTGACGCAGAGGGCGGCGCCGCGTTCATCCCGCGGACCGATCCGGAGATCCGGCGGCTCGAGGGCCCATATCGAAAGTTGAGCGTCGGGTGAGCACGATTGTGGCCGCGCGTCAGCGGATCGCCGATGCGGTCGGAACGGTGACCGACGTTACCGGGTTCGTGCGCCGGCCAACCACGCCGAAAGCGGGGGACGCGTGGCCGCTGTGGGACGGTGCGGAACGCGCGGACGGTGGCGCGTTCGTGCTGCTGTTTCGGGTGCGCGTGTTCCTCCCGCAAGGGGAGATAGAGGCATCGGCATGGATCGATGACCACCTAGACGCGTTGTACGACGCGATCGAGCCGGCCGCATTCGTTGACGGCTTCCGCCCGGTGCTGGTTTCGGCCAACGCCGATAACCAGTACGCGCTAGATATCACCGTGAGGAGTGAGTAAGGATGGCAGTTCCGACCGGATACATACTGATGCGGGATGCGGTGGTCACGGTCAACGCCGTGCAGTACGCAAACCAGGTGCGTAAGGCGCGCCTAGTGCCGGATCAGAAAGTGCAGACGTACAAGACCCTCGTACCGGACGGCGTTGTGCAGGATGCCGAACAGTCGGCATGGACGCTCGAGCTCGAGGGGCTGCAGATCAACGCTACCGGCGGCCTCGCCAAGGCGCTGCGCACCGCATCCGGCACCGTCATTCCGGTGATCGTGCAGCCAAAGTCGGGCACCGGGCAGGACACAGCAACCGTCAACGTGCTGGTGCTGGACATCCCGTTCGGAGGCGAACAAGGCGAGTTCATGACCATTGACGTAGCGTTCCCGTGCACCGGAGCGCCAACGTACGGCACCGCGGCATAGTCCCTGGTGGACTGTCCTAAGTAGAGAGAGGCAGAGGCGTGGCCAGCAAAGATCAGCAGTACTCGATGTCCGTCGAGATGGAGAGCGGCGAGCGGTGGGAGGTGACCGCGGATCAGCGCGATATCGCCCGGTGGGAGATCCAACCATTCGGCGGTCCGCTCTCGCAGATCTCGGCCAAGATCGCAACGTTCGGCCGGTTCGTGGCGTGGTCCGCGTCCGCGCGCGCCGGCCATACCTCGCTGACGTGGGCGGACTTCGACAACGCGGCGGTGGAGGTGACGGAGCTCGAGACGCCGGCCGCCGATGATGCGGCGGACCCTGGCAAGCGGGCAGCGTCCGATACCACCTGATCGTGGTTGCGCATCGACTGCAACGGCCGGTGGAAGAGGTCATGTCGATGCACCCGCGCGATCTCGCGACGCTGCTCGATCTGTACGAAGAGGACATCTATCAAGCCGGGGAACCGGCGCGCGAGCAAGAGCGGAGGCGGATGCATGGGCTCGATTGACGCGCTGGTGCGTGACCTCCGCGGCTTCTCGGCGCGCGGCGAGGTGATCAAGCAACTCCGTAAGCGGATCCGTGAGCCAGTGCCCACGGTCCGCCGCGCGATCAAGAGCGAGGCGGTGGCGATCCTGCCTCACTCCGGCGGGCTCGGTAAGTGGGTGGCCGCTACCCGGATCACCGCAACAATCAAGATCAATAGTCGCACAGCGCGGGTGACACTGAAGGGCGGCCGCAACTCCAAGCGCGGCCGCTCCGATATCCGGGCGATCGACCGCGGCCGCGTGCGCGCACCGTCCTGGGGGCACCGGGGCCCGGGTGCGTGGCACACC